TCGGCGAGGGCGTCGTCGGCGTCGGTTCCGGCTTCGGATCGTGGGCCGGGGTGGTGGGAGTAGGTTCGGGCGTGGGCTCCGTGGACGGTTCCGGGGTCGGGGCGGGGGTGTGCTTCACGGTGCCGTCGCCGTCCGTGCCGCCGCCGGCCTTCACCGTCGCGGTCGCCTCGAGGGATGCGCCGTTGATGGTCGCCTTGTTGGTGTACGTCGTAACGCCGTCGATGGGCTGCGTCGCGTCGGGGAAGGTCACGCACACGAGGGAGCCGGTCGGGGGAGTGAAGGTCAGGGTGTGCTTGGTATCGTCCAGCTTGCCGTCAGTCCACGACGTGGTCGCGGGGTCCCATGTCGGGCCGGTCGAGCACTTCACCGCCGTGTGAAGCGTGTTCGTCTCGTCCGTGATCGTGTACTCGACGCCGGGGTCGACCTTCCATTGGATGCCCCACCCGACCGAGCCGTTGCGGTTGGTCCACCCGTACTTCACGTTCTCGGGCTTGGCGTATTCGTAGTGCGCCGGGCCGTCGCAGTCGTTGGTGCAGGTGCCCGACCCGTCCTTGTCACCCCATACGAGGGTGCGGACCGTCTCACCATGCAGGGTGATCTGGGTGGACTCAGTACCCACGGCCTTATCGGTGAGCTGCGCGCGGGCGTGGAACGCGCCGGTCACGTCCTGCTTCGCGGCCCACGCTTCGGGAACGTCCGTCACCGTGCAGGTGAGGGTGGCCTGGTCGGCGACGCACTCGCCAATCTTGGTGCCGTCGTCGAGCGTGAACGGGAAGTTGGCCCTCCAGTTGAAGCCGCCGTCGACGCTGCCAACGGTGAGGGTCGAGCCGACCGTCAGGTGCGGGGTTGCCCAGGTGCCCTCGACGTTGACCTCCGAGGAGGTCTGACGGGACGAGCTGGTCGCCTTCGTGACCTGCGCGCTGATCGGCTCCGGGCTGGTAGGGGCCGCGAGCGCGGGGGCCGCGGCGGCTGCGATGGCGAGGCCCATGGTGAGGCCGAGGCCTGCGAGCGTGTACTTGGTGGTGTGCTTGGTGTTCATCGTTAATCAGTCCTGTTCGTTGTCGAGGGTGAGGTCTAGGGCGTTGATGCGGGCTTCCTGGATGATTCGTCGGGCGTGCGGGTCGGTGCAGGGGCGGGATGGGTGTTTGATCCACCAGGTGGTGGAGTGGAGCCATTCGACGGTGGCGAGGGTCATCGGCGGGCCTCCTCGTCGGCTTCGGCGTTGACGGCCTGGTCGGCGTACTCAGTCAGGGACTTCTCGAAGAGGGCGTTCATGACTTCGTCGGGGTGGTTGGCGACCATGAGGCCGGCAATGGTCAGGACGCGGATGCAGTCGGGCATGAGTGCCCAGGCGAGGCGGTGGCGGAAGCCATGCCACCCGTGGTGCCCGTTGCGCAGGCGGTCGATCTCGTCGGCGTACTTGGCGGGGATCAGCATCTCGGTGGTCACTTCGCGGCCCCTTCCTGGTCGGCGTGCGTGAGGTCGATCAGGGCGCCGATCTCGTCGATGGTGAGCGTGAACGCGCCGCTGATGTGGTCGCGCGCCTTGGGGTTGACGGCGGGCATGTCGAGCATCCTCATGGCGTCGAGGGTGCGTGCCTGTTCGCGGTGGAGGGCGGCGCGTACGAGGTGCGCCTGCCTTGGGGTGAGCGTGGTACCGTTGATCTGCACGATCTTTGTCCTTTCTGTGGGGGTCGTGCGTGGGTCTCGGGCGGCTGCCACCGTCCGGGGCCCGTTTTTCTTTTGTGGGTTACGCGGCCCGTTGGGCTGCGCGGGTGGCGGCGGCCTTGCGGGCGGCCTGGCTGCGTTGGCTGCGCGGGGTGATCCTGCCTTCGCCGGGGGCTACCGTGTGCCGGGCCTGGTAGGCCTCGAGCGCGTCGGCGGGGATGCGCCAGCCTGCCCGGCCTCGTTCGTTCCACGCGGCGATCTGTCCGTCGCGGATGCGGCGGCGGACGGCGGCGGGGGAGAGCCTGAGCATCTCGGCGGCCTCGGCGAGGGTGAGGATCTCGGTCACGCGGCCTCGCCTCCGAAGTCAACGCGGCGGGCCTGCAGGATGACGACGCCGCTGCGCTGGTCCTTGATGGCGTAGCCGTCGGTGGACGGTGCAACGTCGGCGTTGGCGATCTGATCGGCGCGCTGCATGAGGTCGGCGACCGTGGTTCCGAGGATCTCGGCGAGGCGCGTCAGTTCAGATACTGAGAAGTCGCCGTGCCCGTTGAGCTTCCTCGAAAACGTTTGCCGGCCAATCCCGAGCGCACGTGCGGCGGTGGCCTGTGTCAGGCCGTTTTCTGCGACGCGCTCGCGGATTGCGGTCGTGAGTCCTTCCATGTGGGGCACCTCCTTACTTGGTACTTGGTTGTCTCAGAAATAAGACACTACAAGTGTGTCCCATAAATAAGACGCACGCAAGCCTAGAGGCTAGACATGTCGCTAATTTGAGACATAGAATGTTGACCATGGTGAAAAAACCGCTGAAAATAGGCCATTTTGAGAAACGATTAGTGATGCTCATTACATCCGCGAATGGGGCGCGTGGCGGCACGATCAGGTCGCTGGCCGCCGCCTCGGGCATCTCACGCGCCCGCATTGACCGCATCCTGCGCGGCGTCGCGTCAATGAGCGCGACCGACCTGCAGAGTATCTGCGACGCGCTCGACCTTGTCCCCTGGAAGCTTGCCCTAGCCGCTGAAACGGGCCGTACCTACGAGGAGGTTGTCGCCGACCTCGACGGCGCGACCGTGGCTTGACATCCGCGCCGCGAAAACGGCGCGCATATAGCAAGGCCCCCGCCGGGAAGTACGCGAAGCGGCGGGGGCAGTGTGCAATTAGAACGCCCGTGCGCGCGGGCAAACCCAGGGGGCCGACCCTGGTATCAATATTCATGCACGCGTTCATCGTAGCACGCGTGTCCCACGTTAGGGACAAAATACCGCCGCCCCTGGCCTGACTTTCCCGATCATGACCAAGGGCGGCGGGGTTTGCGCATGTGAGGCCAGCGCAGGTGGCCGGGTCTCTCGCGTCTGGGCGCGGTTTACCCAAGCATGGCCCCGGTCATTTGTGCGTGGAAAGCAGAGGCCCGACCGGGGATCTGTTCCCCCTAGCTTACCTCGGCGCGCCCACATCTGCGTACAGGAAAGCCGCCCCCATACCGTGAGAGACCCGGTCGCGGTATGGGGGCGGGATCTGCGCATGGTAGCCCGCGCATGGGCCGGGGCTGCGCGGCCATGAACCGCGCTACTCCTAAGCGATCAGGTCGCACCCCGCGTCGGGCCGGGGCCTGCAGTACCTAACCTCGATAGAGAACCACACAACTCCACGAATGGGCCGCGTGATCGGTTGCCTCCATTCTACCATTACCCGCGCACATCTGCGTCCAGGCAGCGCCCGCGCGCGAGGCGAGGTGTAAAGACAACCAACCGCGAGCGCACCGCCCCGTGAGCGCGATTTTAGGTGCGTGTCACGTGACACGCGAACAACGTCACGCAAGGGGGTTTAAGGCCTATTCAAGGCCAGTCAGAAAACCAGACTTTTCGTTGCAAAATCAGCACCATTCCCCACCCTCACACCGCAAACCCAGAAACACCCTGTGCAGAGACATGGTCCCCACACCCTCAGAACAAAAACCGCACTATTCTGCGGTAAAGTGGGGGTGTGGGGGCCGCGTGACACGCTAGCGTGACACACACGCTAATCAATCGGAGTACAATCAAGACCAGGCAAGACACGCAAAGATCAAGCAAGGCGGCGCAACATGGCATCTGTCAAGGCTGTTACCCACCGTGACGGCACCGTCGTGTACCGCGTCCGCTACCGCGCGGGAGGCCGAAACCCAGTCTCGGAAACCTTCTACGATGCCGCGAGCGCCCAACGCTTCGCCGACCTCGTTGACCGCATCGGCGGGGCAGCCGCCCGCGAGCTGCGCAGCCTCGACGACCTCGCAGCCACCGACACCCCCACCGTCGCCGCGGCGCTCGAACACCACCTCGAGGCCCTGGCCGCGTCCGCAACGCCTGGCACGATCAGCAGGTACAGGCAGATCGTGCGCGACCGGATCGAACCGCACCTCGGCCCCATCCCCGTCGATATGCTCACCCGGCACACGGTCACGAAGTGGGTCGCAGACATTCGCCACACGCCCGTCACGCGCGGCGCCACCGCCGGGCGGCCCCCGTCGGCAAAGACTATCCGAAACGCCCAAGCCCTCCTGTCCGCCGCCCTGCAACGCCTCGTCAACGAGGACGTGATCCCCCGCAACGTCGCGAAGGCCGTCCCCCTCCCCAAAGACGCGACCACCCGCGAAATGCGCTTCCTAACCCCCGACGAGTTCGCCCGCCTCCACGCGGCGATCCCCGCCGATTACCAGCCCTTCGTCGCCGCAATGTACGGTCTCGGCCTGCGCTTCGGTGAGGCAACCGCACTCACGGTTGCCGACGTCGACCTCGACGTTGCACAGCCCGTCGTGCGGGTGAATAAGGCATGGAAGGTCGGCGAACATGGCTCCCGCTATCTAGGGTCCCCGAAAACCAAGCGCGGGCGGCGAACGGTCACCATCCCCGCGCCCCTGGTCCCTGAGCTGCGCGGCGCGCTCGCGGGTAAGGTGGCGGATGAGCTGGTTTTCACCGCGCGGCGTGGTGGACCGATCACGTCGGCTCCGTTCCATAATCACATCTGGCGGCCGGCGTGTGATGCGGCGGGCCTGTCGCCACGCCCCCGCGTGCACGATCTGAGGCACTCGCACGCGTCGGCGCTGATCGCCGCCGGCGTCCCCTTGCCTGTGGTGCAGCGTCGCATGGGCCACGAGTCAATCCAGATGACCGTTGACGTGTACGGGCATCTCGCGCCCGATGCGTACGCGGGGGCGGCTGAGGCTATGAGTGTGGCCATGGGGGGCGCGACCCCACAACTCGGCATGTGATGCACATCTCCCTAACATGGCTTGCGTAGTAGCCCGTGCGCGGGCTATAGTTAATGCATCGGGAGGGAACAGCCCCCCGAACCTCAGAAGGAGACACAGAAATGACCACCACGACCGTTTTCCGCACCGCCTGGGCCGCCGACAACGTTCAGATCAGCGACGAGCGCGGGCGCCTGAATGGCCACTACTCCGCGATGCTGTGGGCCGAGCGCTTCAACAAGATGAAGCGAGGCTGCTTCCTCATCGGCACCGTGAGCGTCCAGTTCACGAAGGGCGAAGGGTATCGCATCATCCTGAAGGATGCGAACGAGAACCGTGTCATCGATGAGACGGTGAAGGACTGCCCGAGCCGCGCTTACATCTGTGGCCTGGCCGCGCAGTGGATCACCGACCACAAGCCCGGAGGCCTCGTCACCTACTGCAAGCGCCGTGGCGTTGAACTCTGACCCTAACCGACCGGCCCCCCGCGCCCACCACAGGACGCGGGGGCCACCCATAGGAGGAGAATTGACCGAACCACTCACCCCCGCCGGCCTGCGTTGCCGCCGCAAAGCACTAGGGCTCACCCGCGCTGAACTTGGCGACCTTATCGATGCGCCCGAAAGCGCGATCCGATCCTGGGAGATCGGCAAGGGCGTGCCGCGCGACCCGATCAGTGTCCACATACTGCTCGGGAACCTTGAGGACGCGGCCCTCGACTGCGTCGACGAACTGACGGCCCCCGCTGACGACGAGATCGAGGCCGTGCGCGTTATTCCCACAGCGTTGATCTCATACGTCGATCAAGCGTCGTACGAACAAGGCAGCGAATGGGCCGACCGGCTCCCACTGTCGACATACCAGGCGTGCGTGGGCCGCGCCTTCGCCTTCCTGTCCGACCAGGATATCCCCGTCGAAATCGTCACCCGAACCAACTGAGGAGGACCAATGACCCGCGAGTATCTGGGCGCCGCCGACTTCGCTGCCCGCGCCGGGCTGGCCACGGCGACGATTCGCTCCTACATGCGCAAGGGATTGACCCCGCCCGCTGACGTCATCATCACGACCCCGTCAGGGCCGTTGCGCGGCTGGTCCGTGGATACAATCGACGCGTGGCTGGCCTCGCGGCCAGGTCAGGGTGCTCGAACTGATCTGCGCAAATAGGGGGAACTCTTCGGAAATCCCGATATGTTCCTCGACTGAAACACGACAAAGCCCCCACCGGCCCATTTCTGGGTGGTGGGGGCTTCGTTGTGCGGTCGCTTAGGGGTGGACGGTGGTAGGCCATGAGGCCATGAGGCCGTTCGCGCCCTTCCCTAGCGCCGTCTGCGCCTGCGACTGCGACGTGATGATGTGCGCGATTGTGGGCTTGCCGGTTGCGGTGAGTTGCTGCCACGCGGCGGCGGGGGCGTTCCACTCGAGACCGAGCACGTCCCACCGGCTGGTGTCGGCGGTGGCGAGCTCGTTCGGATACAACATGCACATCATGCGGTAGCCGCGTGCTTTGGCGCGTGCCACGGACCCCGCGTTGACAAAGTGTTTCCACAGGACACGCCGTTCGGGGTGGCCATTGAACGCGTCGTCGAGCAGATCGTATAGGTCGAGCTCTGCCTGCAGGTCAGACGAGTTGGCATCCTGCTTCGATGAGGTCACCTTGTGATCGACGGCGAGGATCACGTCGTCGGGCAACTGCTCGAGTAGGTCGGTGAACCGCATAAGTGGCCCCGATCCCTGTCGCAGCGTTTTCAGCGTGTCCCACGGCGTCGACCAGATCGGATACTTCGTGCCGGGCACGGTGCGTTCGGTGGTCCAGTCATGAATCATGACGTATTCACCAGAACCGCACCTGCGCAGTGAGACCTCGAGGGCCTTGAAGCCCGCGCGCAGGGACGCGTCGAGGCCCGCCTGCGTGAATTCCGGGTACTCCGTCCCGCCGAGCCGGTGGCTGATGTAAAACGGCCTGGCCGTGAGGAACTCGGCGACCAGGTCACGCGACGCGGCGGCGGGCGCCGTGGTTCTGGGTCGCAGGGGGATGTCGCCACCGTCGCGGCGGCGGCGGGACAGGCGGGCCCCGCCCTCCCCCCCGCCCCGGCGGCGGC